GCCGAAGAACGTGATTGTGTGCGTGAAGTTTGGAGTAGTTCCGCTGGCAGTTACAGTCGTCAGGCTGAACCCTTCGCCGGTCAGTGCCCGGATTGCGGTTTGCAATGCTGAGGCAGAGGCGTTGTACGCAAGCGTGATGGTCTGCGTTGCGTATCGAGTTCCAGTGAATGTCAGCGTGTACGTTCCGCCAGTCGGAGTACCGCTGATTGCAAACGTCTGGGCTTTCACTTGTCCGCTGTCGGCAGTCGTCTTGAACGTGTCGATTGCTGTCATCAGCGTATCAACGGCAGTTCGCAGGGTTGTCTTGGCAGCAGTCGCGGGGGCGTGTGCGAATGCTGTGGTAGGTGTCATGTCAGCCATTGAAGGAATCCTTTCCTATGTGTTCCACGCCGTTCCCAGCGTATTCGAAACGAAGATATCCGAAAGAGCGAAGTTGTATTTTGTGGTGTCAGTAAGTGAATCAGGGCTGCCAGAAGTTGTTGGGGCGATGTAATCAGGAATCCCAAACCGATGCTTGGCAGGCTCGGAATCCTGAGAATACTCAAGATCCAAGTAGGAAGTATACATCAGAGATTGGCCATCGGCTACAGGGGCTGGGTTCAGATGTTGTGTAGTCGAGGATATCAGGGTGTTTTTTACAGTGCCTGTCCCTACGCCAGCGATGTAATCACCTGTTTCAGTAAACGATGCCACAGGCTCAGGAAGTCTTGGTGGTGCTCCGACTCGCTCGGCTTCAATTCTGATCTTCCGTGTCGGCTGGCGTGGCCCAATAGATACGAGAATATTTGAGGCAGCCGTAACGCCTTGAGTTCTGGCAACTGGCAGCGGAATATTCAGGGTCTTCAGGCCGTAGCCTGTCGTGATGTTGTAGTGGCTGTAGATGAACGTCGTGTGATGCGTGCTGTACGTTGGAAGCACAGGGGCATTCGCCTCGTTGTCGTTGATCTCTACCGTGATTGCGTCCGGATACGCCTCATAAGTCAATTCAGTATCGTAATCCGGCTGTGATGCTTCAAGGTCGTCAATCCTGCGGATACGCTGCGTAATCTCTTCGCTTGTCGAGATTGCTGATTCTGTGCCAAACTTTGTTGTGCATGAGTTAGTCAGGAATGTGTGCAGAACGCTGATTGCCGGGATTCCGCCCTCAGTGTCGGGTTGTTCTCCGGGTCTGTTTCCGCGAGACAGCACGTTGTTGTAAGTTGCCAGCGGGGCGTTGACGGTATCCCTGACCGGTCTCCAGCTTAGGCTGCGTGACATCGTGATTGCACGGAATACGATTGGATTCTGGACTGGCAGCGGATGGCGTTCGCCGGAGACAACCAATGTCAAGCCATGACTCTGGTCAGATCCCTGCTCAGTCGTGTATTCGTACCTCTGAACGAAAACTGCATCTTTGTTGTTCGCGACGATTGCTTGCCCGAGAAACAGTCTTTGATCGACGATTGCAGCCGCCAGCAGCATCAGCGGATACAGGCTTGTTTTTCTGTCCGTGGTAAGCTGAACCCGAACGGAAAACGAAACCTTTGCCCCGCCGTCGTAGTCGGCTTCGTTGTGGGTGATCTTGATTGTTCTGGCTGGGGCCGGAGCAGTGATCGTGACTTCTTCGTCTGACACAGTGTATCGAAGCGTCAGATTGTCTTCCGATGCCACATAGTCGATGGATTTCCGCATCATGCCCGGAACGATCGGTGGGATTGTGATCGCTCGGAAGTCGTTTGGACTCCAGTTCGGATTAGCCAGTGTCAGGCTTCCCGTGTACGAACGTGACGTGTAGCCGTTTTCGTTGATCTTATCGACACATGACCACCGATGACCGAGAACGCCGAATTGCCTCTGTACATTGCTGAACGTGACGTTGTTAGGGTCGATTACCTGAGATTCCAGAGGGTTATTTGGGTTTACCGATTCTCCATCGACAACATAGGAGTACTCGTAACACTTCGGAATCGTTGCAAACTCGACAGTGAACTCCACTTTCCAGACGTGGTTGTTTGCGACGTGAGTCACATTCACTTCTGTCGGGAACGGTCCGCCATGAACATCATTTCGGGTGTTCATCTTCACGACGGCATCGAGTTCGTCAACCAGATCAGATTTGGCTGGCTCGATGACAAACATTGGCGTCCCGATAGAGGGATCCAGCTTTGGCGCGTCAGCGCCAAGCCGTATCTCATTCTGTACTGATCCGGTGCAGAGTGTCGAGTAGATGAGCCTTCGTCTTGGCATCTCAAGGTAGTTCTTGAGTGCAGCGAACTGTTGAGATGCCCCCTTCTGCCTGCCGCCTCCCGGATATTTAGAAAACTGAGGCTTGACGCCAAGTGTTTTGTGATCGTCCAGCGTGAAGTAGCCAATGACCTTCAGTGTGGTCTTGGTGAATTTGTAGTTTTTCGATTCGTCCAGTTCCGGCGTCTCGATAAAACTTAATGTCTGGCAGTTCTGAAGACGAACGCCGTTGTACTGCAGGATCGTTTGAGTAGTCAATTGCCGCCTCCGTTTGGATTGACTGGCCTTCGAGGTCCACGGTTGCGACGATTGAAGTCGACCATATCGACAGCATTCTGGCCGAAGATGGCTTCTCGACCTGCAAAACGCCTCATGTCTTGGTCGTCCTGACCGCCCTTCATATCAGGCATTATGCCCATTCCAAGCAGCACTCTGGAAAACGCCATGATATTACGCATTGACTCGAAGAACTGGCTTTCCTGTTCGTTCTGGATCCCGGCAATAGCCTTGGCGGACTTTAGTCCAAACAGTGTTACGTTATCGAACAGTTGGCCAAACTCATTGCCGATCTTTGTGATAGCAATTGAGATTGGCGCCCACTCGTTTTCAATTTGATCCTTCAGCCGGATTCGTGCCGCCCCTCTGCCTTGAATAGCTTGAGCCGCCTTGAAGTCACGAAGAACGCGGTTTACTTCCAAGTTTGCATTTGCTGACGACAACAGTCCGCTGTAGTTCACAAGCCGCATCGTCGTCTTCATTGACTCTGACGACAGATACATCAGTCCTTTGACGGCAGCAACAGCAGCGGTTCCGATCAGCGGTATTGCATACAGAGCAACGCCAAGGCCAGCGGCAGCCGGACCTAATGCTGCCCCGAACCTCGCGGCTGTCGCTGCTGGAATGCCGTATCTCTGGGCCACACGTCCGACGACGTTTTGCCCAAACTGTGCCGCTGTATTCCTGATGCCACGCGGCAATATGTTTCCAATGCGAGTCAGGACGGGCCGCATGTAGGTCGCAATTCGCGTGGCGGTTGCCATGCCTCCACGTCTGCCGCCTCGACGACGCGAGAAGAATGCCCTAATGCGTGCGAATCGTCCCTGTGGTTGTGCTGGGTTGGCTCCAGTGGCCCCGTCAGTGGCTTCTGTTAATCTGTCGATGGATCGCCGCAAGTTCTCCTGAGCTTCGCGTGTGGCGTCTTCAGTCTCTCGTGGGACGTTGAAGTAGTCCGCGATCGTGTCCATCAGGTTTGCGGCGTGACCTTCCGGACCGTGTGGCACGTTCATGCTCGTAACGCCACCGAGAATGGTTGTCCCATTCATCATGAGGCGTGACATGATGTTTGCCAGATCTCCGAAGTCTACCCCGACAAGCCTGCGGAGGTATTCCAGCAACATCCGCCAGATGTCGTTATTGTCATCGTCTGGTGGATCAGGTGGCCCGTTCGGTGGAACATTACTTGGAGGAATCGGAGGCGGTCCAATTCGTGGCGGATTGTCGAGGTCTGGCACTTCGCCAGCAAGAGGCCGAAACGGCTGGAATGTCGCACCGGGTAGTACGTTGCCGGATGTTAATGCTGCTCTGTTTGCTATTTCAGAAACGGATAGCCGGGGTTTTCCGTAATCTCCGTGAGGATGAGGAACTGGCTGTGCTGGCTGTCGCTCGCCAAAAACATTCAGTTTCAGCCCTTCTACAATGCCAGCTTTTACTGCCTGCTCAAGCGATAACTCCCAACGTGCAGGCCGGTCGTGGTCGGGGTGCTGACGCCCGTTTTGATCGGGTATCATTACCTGTGGAACGAACTTGGCGTGATCTACTGCAACATCAGCATATGAGATGCCGTTATCGCCTTCGATTCTTGAAGCCATTTCCTGAATGGCTTTGAGGTCGCTGTGCAATAACTTTGGGTTTGACCCAAGCCCGTACAGCCTGACAGTGTTGGTTGCTAATTTCTCTACAGTTTTGTTGATAGCGTCAGCGAAATTGCTTTCGCCATTTCCGCCGCCAGAGATTGCCTGAGTTTTTTCTGCGGGGCTTTCGAAATGAATCATTCGTGTTCCGGAATTTGCATACGACTCAACTCTTGTTGGAGTGTGGCCTATGCTTTTCAGGTATTCCTGAACGAACCGAATCTTGTCATCAGACTTTTTATCGTCGGGTCCGCTGCTGAACGTGCCGAATGCCTGATTCGGGATTGATCTCTTTATGTTGTCGATCAGTGCGTCCGCAATGCCTTTCTTAAGCTCGGCACTGGCGTCTGGGTAGTGCGAAAGATAGGCATTCAGTGCTGACGTTAGTTCGTCACCGCTCATCACTTGCCCTTTCGCTTTGCTGCGGAAACGGCTTTAGCTACCGTCGCCTGATTCTCATAAAGCTGTTCGAAATACTCTTTGCTGGCTGATCCCAAGGCTAACCCAATGCCTTGTGCAATCGCCATTGAATCCCACGCCTTCACACGTTCTAGATTCAGGTAGAGGCCGAATCGTCGCTCGTGTTCTGTTCTGCTGTCGAGTCGTCCGAGTGCTCCGGTTCCATATCCTGCGGCGAGGTCTGCATGCTGTCGCCACTTTTTTTTTGAAACCCGGAGTACATCATGAATGCCTTGAGCAAGTCGAGACATTCCAACTCTGATAAACCCCCGTCACCAAACGGCTTCAATTCAAAAACTTCGCGTGTAATGCCTGCAACCTTACCGATGAGCCTATCCCGAAGTGCTTCAACCTTCATCAGCTTGAAGTCATCTTCCCGGAAATCCTCATTAGATTGCAGTGCCCTCCAGATAACCATCGGATCAGCGAAAGCCGTCCGATGGCCATTCCAGAATTTGAACACGTATCGGCTGCGATTAAACAGCCAGCGTTTGAAGAAGTTCAGCATTAGTCTTGGTCTGTGCCAGCGTAGGTGGCCATATTGAGAATGAGGTGACTATTCTGCGTCCAGAGATACGTCTTGCCGTCGCCGGACTGAGTTGTATCAGTCGTGAACGGCAATGCTTCGATATCAAAGTCGATCGTGGTATTCTTTGCAGCCAGATTGAATCTGACAGGGCCGGAGTACCAGCAGTTCGGGAAGTTCAGGAAGTCGGCTAGAACGTCAGCCCCGCCTTCAGCCGCGACCTGTGCAGCCGTATCGGCTGCACCAATCAGCAGGATCTGAAACGATGCGTTCTTGCAGGTCACAAGACCGCCAATGTCAACCAGAGTTCCCGCCGCTCCTGTGGAGAATGCGGTAGATGCCTGGCCTTCGCGGAGCTTCTTGGCAACAGCCATATTTGGCTCAACCAGCGATAGGCTCAGCTTGGCTGATTTTCCCATGAACTGACGATCAACAGCCGGGCCTGCTGTCCCGCCGTACTGGTCCGAGTGGACTGGATTGGTGAAGAATGTTTCTTCAACCTGAACGCCTTCAGTGGTGTATCCGAGGTTTACGAATCCGTTGCCGTCCCGCAGGTGTACTTTCACCAATACCGGACCAGAAACGTAGGGGCAAAATTGACCAGTCATATTGGTGGTTCCTTATGGATATCGTCGGCTTGGAAAGTAATGAGCACGATCACGCCAGAGGTTCAAGTTGTCCCACTCTGCAATCGTCGGCCCTTCGCTGCTGACTTCTCCGGCTACTGTTGCCGCAGGTTCATCAGCCGTGATGACGGAATTCCCGTCTTGTAAGTCCTTAATACAGCCCTTGCGGATGTCTTCGTAGAATTTCAAGACGTCTGGGTTTGCTGTTGCCCGGCGTCGGAATAAGTGAACCATTGCGATCTCGCAAATGATTCGCTTGAACCACTCAAGGTCAGTTCCTTCCAAGGCTGCAAGTTGTGCAGCCTCGTAGCGTCCACCCTTTCTGAGTGCTGCGATAACTTCGCCTTCAGCGGCACACAGGGCTTTATTAACCCGTTGATTGTTAGACACGTCGACAGTTGATCCATCGCTATTGTCATCAATGACAAGCTGCTGGACGTCACGCTCATCGAACGTGTCAATCAGATCAGAGGCTGTAACGTACGTTGGGGTCGGCATCAGGATTCGTCCTGAGGTGTTCGTTGTGGTTTGTGGCTCAGAGCAACATTAGACAAGGATCACCACCCTTCCAGATTTCAAAAGAACCCGTCGAGAGGCACGTCAGATCGTCGACACATGATCGTTCGAAAGAGAGGTGCGACGGGTGTGTTATGAAAAGGTGATCAGCCGGGGAGGCGTCCGACTGACCACCGTGCAACAGTCCGAAGACTGATGATTACACTGCGTTCTGGAACATAACCGCAGTTTCTGGAGCGGTGAGGATGTAAACGTAATCCTCAACAACGCGGCCAGATGTTCGGCGGTTATCCTTATCCTTCTTCGTTTCTGCTGTCATTTCTTCATACATGAAGCATGTCAAAGACGAGAAGGATGGTGCACCGTAAGTGCCTTCCAGTGAACCCGGACGGGCACAGATGAACGGCGTTGCGGTCGGCAGAACCTGAGACTTCGTTGAAGTGGCTCGCTTACGTGATGTCACGCGGCGAGTCTTCTCGACGATCAGATTCAGACCGTACAACTGAGAAGGCAATCCGTAGAATGCGTTCTGGTTGCTGGTTCGCAGATCGCCACGGACCTGTGCCAGTGCATCAGGAGAACCCTTGATGTACTCGACGATCTCCTGACACTCAGCCAACTGTCGGGCCAAAGTGGAGTTGATCACCAAATACAGGTCGTCAATGTCGACAGCCGCCAGCGTGTCGTCCAGAATCAATTCGCGTGCCGTGTTCAGGCTTCGCTTAATGTCCTGACGGTTGCTGGTTGAAGCCGCCCAAGTGCCGGTGTTGCCGGACACTGAAGAGATATCCACGACGTGGCTGGAAATGTGGTTTCCAGTCGTCAGCATGGCGTTCAGAGCAAGCATCGTGCGGGCAGTCATCGCCTGCTGAGCCTTACGCTGAGCGTTCTGTGCGACGATGTCCCAAGTTGCCTGATCAACAGCCTTGTCACCGATCGTGAATGCCCACTGACGGCGAGCCGTCTGGAATGCCTTGTACTCGTGCTCCGAGGTGCCATCTCGGCCACCCGGTGCGTTGTCGCCATCGTTCCACAGTGCATCAAGGGCGGTGTCGTCGATGATTCGACCGCCTTCATCAATCGTGCACTTCAGGTAGTAGCCAATGCTCTTGGGAGCTTTGACGATCTGAGTGTACTTGTTGACGTCAAATTTCTTGACGTTGCGGCTGTAGTCGATGACAAGTTTCCCGCTCGCTTCATGCGATGGGACGAAGGTGTTATTTCCACCCGGTAGAACAGCGGTCATGTTGTGAATCCTTTCACAATTGTGTCAGAAAAACCCATTCAACTGGGCAGATTAGGCACCGAGGTATCCGAACAGGAGTCGCACGCGAACTGCTTCGCCAGCGGAACCTGAGTCCAATGCAAGTGCTCCGTAGCAGTCCTTATCTGTGCTGGCTACAACGCCACCACCAGATGCGTCAGACTTGAGCAGGTCGCCCTGAGTGCAGCCACCAGATCCGATGATCAGAAGAACCGGGCGGTCTTCCTGTAGCCCGTCACCAACCATGTAGATGGTTACAGGGTCGCCGGACGCTGCGGCGTATTCAGTTTGCGATGGCAGAGGGGCGTAACCGCTTGCCTCGCCAGAGATCCCAATCATTCGCTCGCCTGCTCCACAGGTTGCGACAGTGTTGGTGCCAGACCGCTTAACAAAGCGAGATGGGCTGATGTTGGCAGATGCCTTGAACATGAGTGAATCCTTTCACTGGTGTATTCAATTGGTGTACAGACGCTCTTTGTCTCACCGTGAGACAGAACTAGCCAGCGGTGTTTTTGCCGCTTTTCTTGTCTGCACAGTACCGTTCACGGGCAGTGATGTAGTCAACATCATGCTTCCGTGCGTATTTCATAACGCCGTCAACGTCAGCAGCAGTCAGTTCGTCGACGCCGTTGCCAGTTTCAGGCAGTTCACCCTGTTTGCCGACGCCTGCGATTGCTGAGAAATCAGCGACAGCAGACGGGCTTTTGCGAGCGTACTTTTCAATGTCCTTAAGGTCAGCGGTGAACTCGTCTTCCGTCTGAACTTCAGCCTTCTTCATGTAGCGTTCCATGTTAAACTCGAAGCCTTCAGACTTCAGCTTCGACAGCTTGCCGTATCGCTGAGATCCGAGAAGCTGAGCTTTCATGCTCGCGTTCTCTGCTTCAAGTGCGTTGAGTCGTGCTTCCAGAGCCTGCAGCCCTGCTGACTTGGAGTACTGATCCTTCTCGTCGGCCATTGGGTTTGATCCTTTATCAAATGGCGGTTTGTTCGGTGGACCGCCAGCATCCGGCTTGGGCGGCATCATTGAATCTGGTGCACCTGCACCCATATTAGAACCAGCGTCTTGCGGTAGTCCGCCCGGCTGGGGTTGTCCTGTTGGGTCTTGTCCCGGCATTCCCGGAACTCCTGGCTGATTGCCATCTTCTGCTGGTATGTCGGCCATTTGTGGTGCCTGATGAACAAGCGGGTTTGGAGATCCAGCCTTGCCGTCTTCTTCCATCTTCTGAGTGATGTACTGGCCGATTGCAGAGTTCAGGAACGCCTCCATGATCGACTTAATCAGATCCTTGGGTAGTTCTTCTTCGTCGCTGTACTTGTCGCGATCATCACCCGGCACAAACGTCCCGTTTCCACACGGTGCAACCATCATGTATCTCTCAACCTCAACGTCTTCCCCATGTTCGGATGGGCGGTTGAAGTATCTGGCAGGAGGAAGATTCAATCTTGGCTCATCGGCTCCAAGAGCAGCAATCGGGTAGAACGATCGCTTGTGAACATCCGGCAGAGGCAAAACCTCAACCGATCGCCCGCGTCGTCCCTTCAGTAGTTCGTCACGATCCTTGCGGTGATACTCATCAGCAAAGATTGCATAACGCGGCTTTGTGTTGCCGATCATTCCGAGGCGATAAGCTCCGGTGTATCCGAGCACTTCAGGTTCCGGATCGGTCCGGTTGTCTGATGTGTGTCCGTTCGTGATTGGGCAGAACTTGCCAACGTCTGCGATCTGCTCGTTCATGTTCCGGCAGATAGAAGCCAACGCCTTGCGGTCATACTTCACTGCGGGGATCGTGCGACCATCGCGAGACTTGCGGGCTGGAATCTCATGTTCTTCAAAGACAGGGATGTCACGCCGTTCCAGAAACTCAGACGACTTGTGATATCGTCGAGCTTCAGCAACTTCCGGCTCATCGCCAACATGAGAACGCCATGCCTCGAAGCACTTCCGATTCCGTTCAGAAGTGTTCGGGATATCAGTCATTAGAGACTGATGAAACCGGATAGCAAAATCCGGCTGGCTTTCCCCGTCCTTGGGTACTGGATGATTCATAGCTTCCTGCCTTGAATATCGAAACCACCCATTCCATTGGGCGGTTATTGCGAATTGTCAAGTATGCAGTAAACGCTGTCAATGACTCACACGGCCAGAATCGACGCTGTGGAAAGAATTAGTTGTCGTTGTAGCCACTTCCAGACTTCTTGCTGGCTGCAATAGCTTCGATAACTCCGTCAAGCAGTTCGTGGATCGAGTTATCGAGTGCATCGACCCGGCTGGTAATCTTGGCGAGTGACAGTGCCCAAACGCGAGTATCAAGCGGAATGAGTTTCCAGCAGGCGTGGCAGATAGGCACTTGGACGCAGTTATCGGGGCGATGCGGGGCGTGCCATTGCCCACATGCTCCGCACAAGTGCTTTTCGCCTTTCGGTCCTGTCGCCATTACCTGCCTCGGTTCGGTCGTTGTGATCCACGGTCAGGATTGCCACGATTCGGCCCTGATCCCTTATGTGGACGGTACGGACCAATCACCTTCTCTCGCAACTGTGAAACGACAGTCCGGCCTGATTTTTGCTCGACTCGCTTCCTGCGTTTCAGGATCTGGATTCCGTTTTCAATCACGGATCGACGTGGGACATAGCCACGAGAAATGGAATCCAGATAGTATTCGTACTGTGATCCGGCGACAGTCCCTCGAACGCGAAGCCGGTCCCAAACGAATCCTCCCTTAGAGTTGGCGGCCATGAACTCCTGAAACAGCTTTGGATGGACGTTCTTGTAGCCATACGTCGGCCCTGATCCCATAACGCCATTATTGCCGTACTTTTGCAGGTACTTGACAAACAGTGTCGACGCCAGCGGGTTCTTCAGATTCATCTGAAACCCTATGCTATGGACGTTCGAACTTACAACCGGGACCATTCTTCCGGTGATTGCTGGGTCGTCTGTGTCATATCGTCCACGAAAATTAGCTGTCCGAATCTCGACCGTGTTGTTCCCGACAAGCCGCATTCCCATCCACGTTTGCGGCTCTGCCGGGATAATCTGACGGGAGGCTGGGGCTGAATCAACTCGCGTGCCTCCAGCCTGCTCCGGAGTCTTGTTGCCTCCGAAAATCTCAGGCGTCAATTGCTCGATCAGGTCAATAGTCTTGCCAACATTGCCACTGATATCACGCAATCCCGCTTTGAGCGTGCTTGCCAGTGCAGACCTAGCCCTGGCTGTTGACGGGCTGTTCGCTGTCTGGAGCAGGTCCAGAATCCCCCGGACTGCTTCCCTTGCTCCGCTGTGTACGCTTACGACGTTCTTTTGGGCGTCGTTCGCTAGCTGGCTCAGTTGCCGGTCCAGCGTCAGATTCTTCCCCCGGAGTCTCTGCCGTACTCGGTGGATCTCCTGCATCAACGCCACCCGGTTCTGTGGCTCCGTTTTCGTTGACAGGGTTTTGATCTTCTTCAGGCTGTCCTGAATCTGTTTCTGATCCTGCTGGCTCTGATTGAACTTTGGAAATAGTGGGTTGGCCATCGGAGAACTCCATCTCTGCGAAGTGCCGTTCAAGCAGTGCTTTGTGGGCGGCGTCACCGTCAGCAACAGCTTTGGCAAGTGTCATGGTCGGGATACTGAATGTCCCGATTTTACCAGTTGCGTCTCGGACTGTGTAGACGGTCGCAACTTTGACATCGTCAAAAGCTGTGTCGATGCTGTGAATCTCAATATCACGCTGGGCAAGGATTGGCGATGCAATCCAGTTCAAAGGAACCATTAGTTTTCTCTTTCTGCAATAGCTTCAGCAACTTCGCTAACGCTGGCGACTGCCTCAGCAAACGTTCTGTTGTTTTCCATGATCCACTGATTTGCGGAGACAAACCGCATAAGTTCTCCAAGGCCGTCAGACAGCCGTGTGTGTGATTTCAGGCACTGGCGTCGTTCAAGATCATTGACGCGATCCTTTAACTGTCTCACTGCTGTTTGTTGCTGTGAAAGTGACTGATTGAGTCGCTGGATGGTCTTTTCTTTATCGCTAATCAGTCGGCTGCTGAGTGCTGTCTCTTGGTCTAGGTCGTCTTTCATGCGTGACACTTGCTGATGCAGTGCCGTCATCTCATCGCATGCGTCCTGATACATTTCCGCGTAGTGATCACGGCTGACTGTCATGTCCTGCAGTCGATCGGCCAGATTCTTTTCATCTCGCTCGTTCAATTCAGTCAGGGACTTCTGGCGGAAGATGTCGCCCTTCATGTCGGTGATGCGAATCGTCTGACCAAGCAATGCCAGCAGCAGAAGAATCGACAGCAGTATCCACGCGAACATAACTAGCCTCTCTCTCGGTGTCGTGTCGTAAAGCCCTTCAGTCGGCCTGAGTCCGGAAGATACTCGCCGCTTAACTGGGTGGTAATGGCTGAATGAGCCTTAGCTGAGGAAATTGTTGAACCTGTCATGAAATCGTCAGAAAAACAGAGATACCGTAAACTGTCACATTGATGATCTGCCTTCTTCAATGGCTCTCTTGGCGCATCCTTCGGATTGATCGCCGTTCGTGAATTCTTATTACTGCCTCGAAGCCATCTGTAGGTCTTCATTTGCTGAACGAGCTTTGGGCAGTTTGTGCGATGAATGAACAGTTTTGGCTCCAGCTTTATTTTCACCTTGCCGGTTTCTGGATCAATGATCGGAATTCCTTTGGAGTCGACAACTGGGACTGGGATTTGAGGTTTCAAAAGATATTGAATGTGCTCAATGCCTTCAATGACGGAATTCTTTCCACGCATCATTGACAGGTTTTCAACCTTTGGGTTGTACATATTGAGCTTCATGCCAATTCTGAGGTTATCTGGTGAGGATGGGTCGCAATATGTTGGGCCGTACATCTTATCGTCGTTCGGCCATTCCCACGCCTCATAAACATCGCTCAGGTGGTCAACGGTTGTTTTTGTCTGGTCGTGGCAGGCAATCTCATCGTAAATGAACCATTGGCCAAGGTTATTTCTGGCTCCCCACACACAAGCAAAGTCGTTTTCCGGGCCTGCACCCCAGTCTATCCCGCGTCTGTGGTGACAGTGTTTAATCCGTGCCCACATTTCGTCACCCATACAATGAGTGGCGACGTTGAATCCCTTGTAGATAACGCCCTCAAATGAGGCAAACAGCCCCTTCATCCTCACGTCAAGCATGTCCTCTGGAACCATGCCGAAGAATTCTTCAAACCATTTCTTGTCAACGTGACCGGCTTCCATCGCACACATGGTGTTTGCACGATAGATCTTCCAGTTCTTTGGGAGGTATCGCAGACCCGGCTGTTTGCCTGATTCAGGCTCCGGCCCGTTCTCCAGCATCTCTTCAATGTCTATCGACAAGTCTGGGTCTACTGGCGTGTACTCAACCAGCTTTGACCCCGGAAAGTTGTATTCTCGGCATCCTCGCAATACTTCTTCAAACACGCCCCATGGGAATTGCTCGACGAACGCAAAACCTCCGATAGCCTGAGCCATCATCGCCCCGATCCCCTGTTCGTAGGATCTGAACTCCAGCATCCAGTTATTCCCCTTTGCGTCAGCCTTGAGCGGGACAGAGTATGGTAGTCGCTGCTTTGACTTGTACCAGCCGACTCGTGCCCAATCGACGTCTTTATCAAGGATGTGCCCTTGTCCGTACAGCTTCTCTTTCCAGCAGGTCTTTGTCACCTGATCGTAGGACTTAGCGATCACCCAGAATGGCGTATCCTTGCGAGGCGGCGGTGTCTCGTAGACGAACCGAGCAACCTTAGCCAGAAGGGTGGTGGTTGTCCCGGAATTAGCATGAATTACCCCGCAGGCTAGGTAGTTTCCGTATCCCGGAACCTCAAAATCGTAAAATGGCTGAGAGGATTCGGTGCGAATTTCTGTTACAGTGACGCTTTCGTGTTTCTCTAAATCTGCCCACCTAGAAGG